GCGCATAGCGCCAGCGACCCCACTTCCAAGTCCCCGGCGCGTAGGCTGGCACCGCCATGCGGACCATAAACACAGGCAAGAAGCCCCACTTCAGGTGGATCGCGCCCTGTTGGGCTTCGCTTGTCAGCTCTTTCATTTCCGCCCTCGTTCCCACGCCATGCGCGACAGGCGGTTCGCCAGCGTGTCCATGTCCTCGGTGCTGATCTGGCGGTTAGCTACAATGGCCCAGTAAACTAAGTCCATGAACCGCTTGGGCGGCAACACGGATGCTGCGTTGCTGATCCCCAGTGCTGCCTCTGCCTGCACGTCACGCTTAGGCATGACTGCCTCTGTCTTTCTCCAGAACATTTCTCTCTCCTCAGTTTACGATCTTGTTTGCTGACTTGTCTTTGCGCTTCACGACCATGCCGACTGCCTCGTCAATCGGATGCTCTGCCTCGCAGATGTCGATATGCACATGCGTCTCTTGTCCAAGCCGCCACAGGCGGCGCAGGGCTTGCTCTTGGGCCGCAGGCGACCAATCGCGCTCCGCAAAGACAGCGTAGTGACTGCCTTTCTGGAGATTGATAGCGACCCCCATAGAGGCGATCTGGCCCAGCAGAATGTCTGACTCCTGCGCGTTGAAGGCGTCCTCGTATTTCTGCTTGTCAGCCGCGCTCGTAGAGCCGTCGATCTTATGCACCACCAAGTCACGCTGCGCAAAGTAGCCCGCCAGCGCCGTCCCTACGTCCTTGTGCCAGTAGAGAACCAGCACAGGGCAGGTTAGTTGCTCCCACGTCTCGTAGACGTATTCCGCCACAGCCTTGCTCTTAGCCGTCCCCAGCAGCCTGCGCGCCTTCGCCATGATCGGATCAGCCTCGTCAGCGTAGACAGCCTCGCCAGTTGCTTCCCGCAGCTCGTCGCTGTTCTCAAAGTCCACAGTCACTGTCCGCACAGTCAGCGGCGGCATGTGGGCAGCAACGTCATGGATCGTCCTGCGCACAGCAATCTCGTTGCCGTAGATAAACTCCCGCAGCTTGTCCTCGTTCTTATTGCCCATGACTGTCCACGTCGCAGGTTGGCGCGGATGGAAGCGCCGTAGCTGCGCCACGCAGAAGCGTTGCCGGAAGTCATCAATTGAAGTCACCGACAGCTCTTGCGCAAGGTCATCGCGGAACAGCGCCTTGAGCATCGGATACAGATCGTCGGCATAGCGGCGGATCGGCGTTCCAGTCAGGAACCAGATGTTTTCCACCCCGGCAGCCAAGCAGTCTTTCATCCCGCAGTTCTTGCCAAAGATCGATTTGGTCCGCTCACTGTTCAGCGTTTTCAGCGCGTCAGCCTCGTCCAGCACCAGCACTTCAGGAGCGAAGTCAAATTTGCCCGCCAGACTGTAGGACAGCACATAGGCATCGACAGTCGGATCAATCTTGTCCTTGCCTGTCTTGATGCGCTGCACAGTCGCCCCACAGTGGGCAATGATGTTTTTCTCCCACATGCGCAGTGCGATTGGCGGGGCGACGACAACCATCTTGCCGCCGACCAACTTCCACGCCTCTAGCGCAGTCAGCGTCTTGCCTGTCCCCGGTTCCGAGAACAGACAAGCGCGCTTCTTGCGAGCCAGATAGGCAGCGTCAGCGATTTGGGTGGGCAGTGGAGTCAGTGTTTCCACGTCTTGACCACCTTCTTCAGCAGCGCGTCCGTGTCAGCTTCAGCCTGCGCTGTCATCTTCTTCGCAGCGATGATGTTGCGGATCGCCAACTTGACGCCGCCGCTCATGGCGTCCCGAATATCTCCTTCCAGCGCCGCGACGCCTTCGGCCACAACCAGATCGCTTTTGTCAGCGGACATATAGAGGCCAGCCAGCAAATAGGCAGCGTAGGACGCCGCAAACATGGCGATGTTGGCAGACATCTGCAAAAGGATTTCGGCATCGTCCAAGCCCGCCGCAGTCGCTTGTTCGTCTAGGTCGTGCATATTCTGGCGCATATCGTCAAAGAGTTCTTTCGACGCCACGTCGATAAATTCTTCCTTCGAGCGCACGATTTTCATGGTCATAGCAGAGCCTTTCTTGGTTATGCCGCGATGCTGGCGGCGACGTATTGGATCAAGTCGTCTTTGGCGGATCGGTAGGACATGGCGGCAACCGCAGCCAAGGCGCTATGACGTTCCGTATCAGTCTCACCGCGCATAATGGCCGCGTGTTTGGTCTGAACAGCTAGGACCATCTTCGACCATTCTTGTTGCATGGTCAATACTTTTCTGTCGAACAGTATATGCTGACTCTGACTCAGGTCTTGCCTCCAAGCTGCGATCTGCGCAGGCTTGATTGCGGAAGCCAGCCGCCCTGTCGCCAGTTCTTGCAAGCGCGGATCGTCTGCGTCTGCCGTGGTGGCAATCTTGTTCAGGTAGTCATGGCGCAGCGTGTCAGCGTAGGCGGCGACCTTGTGTTCGTCGTCCGCAGGCACGATGACTCGGACTTGCTTTAGCCCTAGGTTGTCGATCTTCTTCAGATACTTCAGCATTTTTTCAGGCGTCTTAGTCATTTGGCTTCCTTCTCTTTCAGCCACGCCTTCAAGTCAGGCAGCGTGACATAGTGAAACGCGATTCGATACATCCCGTCCTTACGCGGGAGAACCTCTTTCCCTGCATATTTGCGGTTAAACTCGTCCAGCAGTAATTGGTCTGTTCTTGGGTGCGTCTTGCGGGTTCGGCGGGTCCAGTAGACCTTGCCGCCCTTGACTTCGACGCTCTGCACGATGGTTCTCTTGCCACGCTCTCGGCTGTCGGCCTTGATAGCCAAGTCAACGGCCACGCGCTGCGCAGGGTAGTCAGCGCCCAGCAGCTCGCACAGGTCTTTCAGGGCGACCTTGCGCAAGTGCGCTTGGGCCATGAAGTCGCCTCTTGCGCTGTCGTAGCGCCAAGCCGGGGCTTTGCCTGCTCTTGTGCTGTTCCAGTTGTCGGCAGCGCCTTGTGGATCGTAGGCGCGGCTGAAGCTATTGGCGTAGAAGTCAGCCGTTCTTGGCAACCACACGATCTTTTCGCCGTCTAGCGTCAGGATGGCCCGCAGCTTGTCTGCAATGTCAGGGGGCAGGCTCATTGCTCCGCAATCCCCCGCCAGTAGGCAGCATCTTCGCGCTGCTCTTGCAAGGCATCTTCCATGTCGCGGATTTCGCCTGTCAGGCACTCAATCTCGCTTTTCAAGTCAGCGATGGTTTCGGGATCGGCGGTCATAGCGCCGTCGATGGCCCACAGAAGCGCAGTCAGGTCAGGGTCGTTGTAATGGGCGATTACGTCCTGAAACAGCGCCTCTCTTGTCTTGTTGTCGTAAATTTCGCTCAAGCGATAGGGCAGGGTGTTCATGCTCTTTCCTCGTTCCAGATGGTGACGATAGCGGCCCGCAGCGCGGTTAGGGTGCGGGCGCGCAGTTCTCTTGCAGTGCCGCAGGGGCCATAAAATGCGGCCTTCCAGCGCAGCGGTAGATCGGTCTTGCACACAAAGCCAATGACGCGCCTTTGCTCTGGCAAAGTCAGCCAAATATCGCGGCTTGCGCGGGCTTCCTCTGGTGCTGGTATGGTTATCTTGCGCATGTCTTGGCCTCAAAATCTCTGGCCCACTTGTAGACAGTGGATGCGGCGACGTTGAAGGCGGCAGCGGCGGCTTTTGCGCCGTCTTGCTTTGCCATGCGGATCACAGCCTGCCGGAAGTCATCCGGCAGGCCATAGGCGGGGTGGTAAGGCGAGTCAGTCATGCGGCTATGCTTCCCATCAGCCGCGCTTCGTCCGCGTAGTCAGTCAGGCTCTTGGTCGCCTTGAAGTGCAAGTCGCGCTCAATCCGCAGCCCGAAGGGGCCGCGAACCTCGGTCAGTTCTTGCAAGTCAACGTAGCCCAGTTCCGGCTCTCCCATGCCCAAATCGCACAGGCCGAAAGCCACGCCGTCCGCGTCTAGTTCAGTCAGCAGCCACGTTGCGGAACCCCACGGGGAAAACAGTTTGACGACGGGCCAATGGCCCAGATCAGCGCCTTGCGCCGCTTCTGTTTCCGCCGCGTTCTTGTGAAGACGGGTCAGGTTGTCTTTGGTCAGGAATTTCATCGGTCTTGCTCCTTTTGGTCTAGCAGGTGTCTTTAGTTTAGCGGCTCTTGCTTTAGTGTCAAGCTATATTCTTGCTTTGGTCTTGCCTTGCTCTTGTCTTGCTCTTGCCTTGGGTCCGATCTGGCAGTTAGGCCGGGGGCGGTCCGGGGGCGGTCCGGGGGCGGTCGGGCCGCAGGCAGGGCGCAGGGGCCGCAGGCAGGGCCAGAGGGCCGCAGGCAGGGCCAGAGGGCCGCAGGCAGGGCCAGAGGGCCGCAGGCAGGGCCAGAGGGCCGCAGGCAGGGCCAGAGGGCCGCAGGCAGGGCCAGAGGGCCGCAGGCAGGGCCAGAGGGCCGCAGGCAGGGGCGGGAAAGCACGACGGCCCCCGCAAGGGCCGCCAAGGCAGGGCAGGCAGGGGGCGGCCAGTCAGGCCGCCATTGCCGCGCCCCCGTGCTGGTCCAATTGTGCCTGAACCCATGCCGCCGCTTTTTCGTCGCTGGCAAATTGGGTTTCGCCCGCAGTGATAAGGGAAGGCACAATCAGGAAATCATCGCAGGCGGTCAGGGCGGGCAGGCAATCCCGCAGCAATTGCGGATGCTCCCTGTGATCGTCCTGTAGCCAATTGACCCCCCGCTTGTCAGCATGGCCAGCAATAGCGTGTGTGGCAGCAAAGCCTGCCATGCGGAAAGCCTCGGGCGCGGCCAACAGCCAAGCGGCCCGCGCAACGTCAAGCGGGGCCGTGTCTAGGCGAATTGCGAAGGCCGCATCGCGGGGCGTGCCGTATAGGTCCGTTGCTTGACCGCAGACAACCCAAAGCGACACGGGGCGGGTTGCGGCCAGCAATCGCACAAGGGCCAGTGCTGCGGCCCCCCTGCGTTGAATTGTGTCGTGCTTGACGCTGCACGACACGCCAATGTCAACGGCAACGGCCAGCGGGGCCAGATCGTCAGCAATGCGAACCCGCCGACGCATGGCAAGGGGTGACCCTGCCAGATAGGCAGGGACGCAGGGCGCGCCCCCTGCCACGGCTGAAACCGTGGCAAAGCGGGATGTTGCAAAGTCAACGGTTTCCATGCGGTCAAGCAGGCGGTCGCAGGGCGCAGTCAGTTTGGCGTTGCCTGCGCTTGCCCGGTCACGGGTTTCCGCAGGGCTTGCGCCCGCCCAATCATCGCGCCCGCCCTTAAAATAGGGCGAGACCGCGCAGGGGCCGCGCAAATAGGCCGCAAAGTCAGCGGGGTCTGAAAAGCGCGCCCCTGCGATATTGTGGGGAAGGGTCAGGGTTTCCATAGATCAGACCCCCGCCAACATTGCCGCTTGCGCGTCAGTCAGACCGGAAAGATACGTCATGCTGGCCGCTTCCTGCGCAGTGAAACCCGCAGCAATCATTGCGGCCCCTGCCATGCTGACGCGGGGGTCAATGATGATTTTCAGCCCCTGCGTTGCGGCTTTTTTGCGGGCGCGCTGCACTTGCGCGGCCCAAGCGGGATTGCCGCAAATGGCGCTTTCCAGTTTTTCATCATATCCCCAAGCAAGTTTTGCGGCAAAGCGTGACAGAAACGCAGCGTCAAGGCGATTGCGCCCGACGAATTCGGCTGTTGCGCCCGCGCCCCATGTGTTGCCAGCGCCAACGCAGGCAAAGTCAGCATGGCGGGAAACAATCTCGCCTGTCGGCAAGGAAATCTCGCCATTGGCTAGCGCAGCGTTTAGGCAAAGCGTCGCTTCAGCGGACCAACTGTCCAATTCGTCAAGCAGGCAAAGCCCGCCATTGCGGAAACGGTCAACGAAAACCGTTTCATGGTAATTCCCGCCTGCGTCGATAAATCCGACCAATTCGTGCGCCATGGACATCGCCCCATGGAAACCCCAAGCAAGACCAAGGGCCGCAGCGGCCTGCTTGGCCCCGTGCGTTTTGCCTGATCCTGTCGGGCCAGAAATCCACACGTTCAGCCTGCGGCCAGCCGCATCCCGCGCCCCCAAAAGGCGAACAAGGGTTTCAAGCATGGGGTGACGGGTTTCCGGCAATTCGTCGCCAAGGGCGCGGCCCTCTGTGTCGATCACAAGCAGGCGGGGCGCGGCGCTTTCAAGGGCAGCAATTCGCGCCCCCAAGGCGTCAAGGGCAGGCTGCACATTGCCACCACCAAAAGCCCCGGCCAGCACGGCCAAAGCCGCGCCAACGTCGCCCGCAGGCACAACAGGGGCCGCAATGGCGGGGGCAACAGGGGTCCGCTTGTCAAACAGGCCAGCGGGCGCAGCGGGGGCAGGAATAGCGTTCATGTCGGGGGTTTCCTCATGTGCGGGGGCCGCGCCCCCAATGATTGCTTCAACGTCAAGGCCAAGGTGTCGCGCAACGTCAACAGCGCGGGCTGATCCAAGGGATGCAGTGTCAACGCCATGCGTCCGGCGATAGGCGGGCCAGTCAGGGCTTGCGGCAATGGCGCGGCGCAGGGCAGCGCGTTGTGCGTTTGAAATCGCGGTCATGGGGTCACCCAAAGGCCAAGGGCCAGAAGGCCAAACAAAACAGCGCACCCGCAGGCCGCATCAATCAAGTCAGTCAGTGTCGGTTTCATTGGTCAGGTTCCTAGCAGTGCCGCCCACGGGATTGCGGGCGGTGTCCCAGAGTTACACGATAAAAGCAGTCATAGTCAAGCTTGACTTGATGCATTTAAAATCAACGTGTTGCGCGTATTAACGGCCGTTAACACTCTCAAAAAAGCCCGAAAAAGTGCATTTTCGCCCCTAATGAAATCAAGGGTTTAAGAGTGTTAACAGGCGCAGCGGCATAAGACACCGCGCAAGGTGCTTTACTACGCTGCGCAGCAACTAAAGGGTTGCTCGCGCGCGCGCAAAGCGCGCTTGCTCGCACCCCGTTGCCCTAGGTGGTGACAGGTCAGCCAAGGATGGGACGGCTTGTGCATCCGTGTTTCGGGGATAGGCGCGGCAGCGCGCAGAAAAGCCCCAAAATGCGAAGTCGGGCGTTTCCCATATGGTGACCGCCAAAAACTGACTTCGCGCTGCAAGGGCCGTTCTAGCGCGTCTACGGGCAATATGGCTTTTCGGACATATCGGGATGCGGCGCTGCTTTGTGCGGTTTTGCGCACCAGCGCGCAGAAAGGGCGGCGCATGGCGCTGATTGTGCGTAGATGTGATTGTGCAGAAACGCACATAATACCAATTGCAGACCAATTCACGGAAAGCAGACCAATTGCATACCAATGACTTGGATGTGATAACGTAACATGCACGCACCCGCCCGCTTGCGTCGCTGCGCTGCGCAGTCAGTCAGCGCCAAGCGGCACGCGGCGCATGGCGCGGCGCAGTCAGCCCGCGAAACCGTTTGACGTTAAACAATGAGCGACAAAGGCAAGTCAGCACGCGGCACGCAGTCAGCGACGCGCAGTCATGGCGAGTCAGCGCAAGTCAGGGGCTGGAAAGTGTAGCAAAATCAGGGGCTTGCGCCGAGTCAGGGCTTGGGATCGGGCGCGCGACCCCCCACCCCGGTGGCCCGGCGGGGGGCAGAATGATTTTGACGGTGTAACTAGCTGGCGACCCCAGAAAAATTTTTCTGCGGTCAAATTTTTATGGTGTTTTGTGGTGTATTAGCCTATGCTGTTTTTACCAACAGGAGGACGCTATGGACCCGAAACGGATCACGCAATTTGTAGACTATGACCCCAGCACTGGGAGCCTGACTTGGCGAATCAGAACCGCTGACTTGGTTCCGTGGTCAGCTAAAAAGCTCGACGCATGGAACGCAAAGTATGCAGGAAAGCCTGCGCTGACTGCTTTGCGGACCTATGGGTATAAGGGCGGAAAAATTTTGAGCGAGTTTTATTTCGCTCACCGCGTAGCGTGGGCTGCTGCTCACGGGGAGTGGCCGGATCACATTGACCACATCAACGGAAACCCGGCTGACAACAGGCTGGAGAACCTGCGGTCAGTCAGACCCGGCGACAATATGCGCAACCGCAAAGTCCCGGCTAATACCGCAACTGGTGTGCTTGGAGTCAGAAAAGAAAGCAAAACGACTTACGTCGCTACCATCGGACACCAAGGAAAGTCGATTGTGCTGGGGCGCTTCAAAGAATTTGAGGACGCTGTAGCTGCGCGAAAAGAAGCTGAAATCAGATATGGCTACCACAATAACCACGGCAGTCGATAATAAAAACAATGGGTTAGTTAGATGTTTGCAATTCGTGCATCGTCAAGTTTGACTATGTAATCGCAAACTTGTTAACGAGCGCGATGCTTTAAGGCGTATGCGCAAGGTGATTTACTACATTGCGCAGTCCACTACAGGTGGACAGCGCGCGGGCGTCCGCTTGCTGTCCAGTGGACAGGGAGGGCAAAGTAACTCTATACTCTGCTCAGGAGGTGCCATTATGGGATCGAAGCTACAGTTGGTTCCTGCAAAGGACCGAGAAGGCGATGACGCGATTCAGCGGGCGGCGGTGCAGTCACGCTACGCGATGGATACGGTCAGTCAGAAGCTCTTGAAGGAGACAGGGCGGCGCGCAGCGTTGCGGCTCTTTGCGCTCTTGGGTGAGGACGACAAGTGGGATCAAGTTGGCCCTCGGAACCAGATTGCGCTGATTGAGCTGGCGCTGACTCGTGCCTTTGGCCGCGTTGAGACTGTGACTGCGGACGAGAAGTTGGTCGGAGACAAGGACAGCGTGGCTGGTGCGCTGCCGTCGCATTTGCGCGCACTTGCTGGCAGTCTTGACTTGCCGGAGCTGCGCGGAGCGAAGGCTGCGACAAAAGTTGACGACGAGGGCAACTGAGCGTAGTCTTCGCTCACCTCCCTTGGTTATTTCCTGCGGCCACGACCCTCCTCCTCCAGCGTGGCCGCAGGTTCTCTTTTTCAGGAGCTGACTATGGCCGGATGCAAAGGCAAGAAGTACGGGAAGAAGCGGAAATGATTTCTGCTGCCGAGAACCGCAAGAATACCCAGAACGCGATTGATAACTGGATGCTTGGGCCGGACAAGCCTAGCAACCGTCCGACTGACAATCGTGACTACTGGCGTGAAATGGCGGCTGCTTGGCTGCTGTCAGAGAAAGAAGCGCGTCGGCAACTGTGCGCGAACTGCGAATACTACGACAATACGCCTGAGACAAAAGCTGAGATGGAAGCGATCCCATTCAATGCCTTTGACGCTGGGGCTGGGTTCCGTGGCTACTGCACGAAGCTGCAATTCATCTGCCATGACTTGCGCTCTTGCTTGGCGTGGGAGCGAAAAGACTTCGAGGAAGACGAGGAGATGGATGATGAAAGCGAAGACTAAAGTCGCCAAAGTCATGGGCGAGTACAAGCGCGGCACTTTGCACAGTGGGAAAGACCCTGCTGGTCCTAAGAAAGCGCCTGTGGTGAAGTCCCGCAAGCAAGCGATTGCCATTGCTCTGAGCGAAGCAGGCAAGAAGCGCAAGTGAGCAGCGACGACCAGCTATATGCAGCGTTAGTGGCGAAGTGTGCCGTAGATCGGTACTTCTTCGTCACTGAGATTTTGGGCGTCGAGAAAGTCGAAGACTGGCAGCGCGAGACTATGGCTGCTCTTGATGCTGGCGAGACGCGGATTTCCATTCGCTCCGGCAACGGCGTTGGGAAGACGGCTTTGTGCGCTTGGCTGTCTGTCCACTACCTGCTGTTCCGCGACGACGTGAAGATTCCTGTGACTGCGCCGTCGAGTAGTCAGTTGAAGGACGGTCTGATCCCAGAGACGAAGCGGTGGATTAGTCGGTTGCCAGAGTTTCTGCGCGTCCAGATCGAAATGACTGAGGATCGCATCCGGCGTGTACCGGGCGGCGACAACAACTTCATTTCCTTCCGTACTGCCCGCGCTGACTCGCCCGAAGCTCTTGCTGGTATCCACGCCTCGCACGTCATGGCGATTGTGGACGAGGCGAGCGGTGTGCCGGATATTGTCTTCGAGTTTGCCGAAGGCACGATGTCGAGTGCGGGTTCGATCTTTATCTTGATCGGCAACCCAACGCGACCGACTGGCTACTTCCACAAGACGCATACGATCCTCAAGCACAAGTGGTTCACCAAAAAGGTGTCGTCTTTCGACAGCTCTCGCGTGACCCAAGACTTCGTTGACAACATTGCGCTGACTTACGGCACTGGCTCCAACACCTACCGCTACAAGGTCTTGGGCGAGTTTCCAGAGAGCGTGTCCGATACCGTCATTCCGAAGGAGCTGATTGATGGCGCATGGGGACGAGACGTTGAGGCACTTCGCGGCGCAGAGCGCGTTTGGGGTGTGGACCCCGGACGGGGCGGCGACCCTACCGGATTCTGTATTCGGGCAGAAAACATGCTCGAAGAACTTGTCGAGTGGTACGACGCTGACCTCATGCGAGTCACAGGCCGAGTCAAAGAGCGGTGGGACAGGACGCCCGATAAGGAGCGACCTGTTAGCATATACGTTGACTCCATCGGTCTTGGAGCCGGGGTTGCCGACCGCCTGCGAGAGTTGGGCCTTCCGGCTGTTGACGTAAACGTCGCGGAATCGCCGTCGATGAAAGACCGCTTCACGCGGTTGCGGGCGGAGCTGTGGTACGCAGTCAGGGATTGGCTGGAGCAACGAAATGTCGCGTTTCCGAAGGACTTGGCCCTTACTGAAAAGCTCATGGCGGAACTGGCGGAACCTCAAGCGACGTTCACGTCCACTGGCAAAGCAGATGTCGAGTCAAAGCAAGCGATGAAGCAGCGCGGGGTTCGGTCGCCCAACTTGGCCGACGCCCTGTGCCTGACTTTCGCTGGCGGTGGGGCCATTGCAGTCGGTCGGTCGAACGGTCGCAATAGCTGGAAAAAGCCGCTGAACTGGATCGCACCGTCGATCTACTAAGGGTTCGTTGACCGCAAGGGCGCTGACTGGTAGGATGCGGCAGTCAGAACTGTCAGCTTGGAGGCTGGACATGCCTATTCGTGGCGTTAAGAACCCCTTTCCGAAAGTCATGCCGCCGACCAATGGCGGAATGTTCTCTGCAAACGGGACACAGAAAATGGACCCCGTGAAACAGTCGGCAATCGTCAAAAAGACCGTTGCTGAAGCGATGCGGTCCAACGGCAAAGTCGGTAAGAGCTAATGGCAACCACAATCTCGCCGCCCAGTCCAAACAACAAGGCGAGTGCGTATTACGCCACCGTCAACCATGTGAAGCACCGCAAAATCGACGAGACGAAGCCTCAAATCCTTGTGGCGATTGTCGATAACCGCTGACTTTTGAGGGCAGGAAATGGCTGAAGACATCTGGAACGTCGAAAACTACGTCCCTCCTGCCGAGGATGAAGTCATTGACTTACAAGACGCCGTGCATGAGCTAGGCGCTCTCATTGAGACTGCCTGCAACTTCATCGACGAGCAGTTTATGCCTGAGTGGGAGACTGCTCAGAAGTATTACGACGGCCTGACTGACCTGCCAGAAGTGACCGGACGCTCCAAAGTCGTGATGACTGCGGTGCGCGACGCCATTCGCAGCGCACGTCCGTCGCTGTTGCGCGTCTTTGTGCAGGCAGACACCATCGTCGAGTACGTTCCTGACGGTATCCGGTCTGCTGAATTGGCTGTCCAGCAGTCCAAATACGTCAATTCGCTGTTCTTCCGCTCAAATGGCTACCGCGCACTCTACGACGTGATCCAAAATTCCATGCTGAAGAAGCTCGGCGTGATGAAATTCTGGTTCGATGACTCGACTGAAGTCAGATACGTCGATGTCACTGCCGTTCCAGCCGACGAAATGGAGCGTATCGCTGCCCGCGACGACGTGCAGATCATGTCTGCCATGCCGTCCGAGGCCATGCCTGTCATTATTACGCCTGACGGCACTCCGATTCAGCTTTTCGACGCCAAAGTCGCCGTTTTTGACAAAAAAGGCGAAATTCGGGTCGAAAGTGTGCCGCTAGAGGAGTTTTTCATCGACGAAAACGCCTCTGGACTGGACGATTTCCGCGTTGTCGGCCACCGCCGCCAGATGCGGGTCGGCACTGCCGTCGCAATGGGTCTGCCGTTTGAAGTTCTGGACGGTTTGGACACTCTGGACCCCGAACTTTACGCTGGCGCAGGCGAATCCGAGTACCGCCGTGGCTACGTCAAAGTCGAAGAACAGGAATCTATGGACCGCATGATGCGGCTCATTCTTGTGACTGAGTGCTACGCCTACTACGACCTCGAAGGCATCGGAGTCCCGCAGCTCTACTGCTTCTGGCTTGGCGGCACCAATTACGAGCTTCTGGCCTACGAAAAAGCTGCTCAAATCCCGTTTGGTCTGATTTCCATCGACCCAGAGCCGGGAACCGTGTTCGGTAAGTCCGTTTTTGACGTAACCAAGCAGCCGCAGGACACCATGACCTCGCTGATGCGGGCGACTGTAGACAACGCGCACTTGTCCAACAACCGCCGTCTGGCCGTCCACGACACTCTCGTCAACCTCGACGACGTGATGAACCCTGCCATTGGCGCGCCGATCCGCACCAAAGCATCGGGCCAAATCCAAGAAATCGGCGTCCAGTCAACGATTTCGTCGATGCTGCCTCTCTTGCAGTTCCTTCAGCAAGACACCGAAAAGAAAGTCGGCATCACTGGCGCTGCAATGGGTCTGGATCACGACGCCTTGCAGTCAACCACCCGCGAAGCGGCCATGAACACGATCCAGCTCTCGCAGGGCCAGATCGAAGTCATGGCGCGCAACATCGCAGAGGGTCTGAAGACCGTCTTCAACGGCATCCTAAAGCTGTCAATGTGGCACCTGCCGCGTGAACAAGTCATGGAAGTCAACGGCGCTTACCTGCCCGTAGACACCACCATGTTCGACGCCAACCTGTTCATGCGGGCCAACGTCGGCCTTGGGACAGGGGACGCTACCGAGAAACTGGCTGGCTTGCAGGGCGTCTTGGCCCAGCAGAAAGAGATTATCGCCGCTCTGGGGCCGCAGAACCCCATTGTGACCTATCGGAATGTCTACAACACCCTCGAAGACATGACGAAGCTCTACGGCATCTACAACGTCAGCCGCTACTTCTCCGCAGTGACGCCAGAAGTCGAAGCCATGCTTGCCCAGCAGGCCCAGCAAGCCGCTGCCAACCAGCAGCCTGTCGTTGACCCCGGCACCGCCATGATCGAAGCCGAGAAGATCAAGGCACAGCTCAAAGAACGCGAACTCTACGTCAACGCTCTCTTGGAGGAGCGCCGCATCGCTCTCGACAACCAGATCAAGGCGCTGGAATTTGCGGCCAAGGACGATCTGGAACGCGATAAGATGGCGCAAGACCTTCAGATCGCTGCCTCAAAGGCAAGGATCGACGAGCGCAAAGTCAAACTTGAACAAGAGAAGATTCGGTCTGCACCGTATACTCCTCCCGAAACAGAACCTGTGACTCCACCCAATGTCTGATGCTTTCACAAAGGCCCGTAAAGCACGGGAATTGTTGCAAGATTCCGTAGTCACGGACATCTTGAATCAGATGGTGGCAGAAGCGTTTGCAGAATTTTGTTCCGTTGACGCACAAGACACAGTAAAGATGGGCCATATTCACGCCCGAGTCAGGGCAGTGGATACATTTCGAGCAACACTGCGCAACCTCGCGCGGACGGTCGATGAAGGGAAGCCCTAATGGCTCTGGAAGCCGCTACACAGACCACGCAGCCAATGTCGATGGACGACATCGCTGCATCCATGCTTGTCAAAGCCGACCCTGCACCGCAGGAGGACGACAAGAGAGCCGCTGACGAGGCTGAAACCGTCGAAACTGCGTCTGAAAACGACGCTGACTACGCTGAAAGCGACTACGACGCCGACAGCGACGTTCCTACCGATGACGCTGACGAAGCAGACGATGAAAACTTCGAGACCTTCCAACTAACCGATGACACGCTCATTCCGGTGACAGTTGATGGACAGGACAAAGAAGTCACGCTCGCTGACTTGAAACGCGCCTACTCGGGAGAAGGAGCAATTGAGAAGCGCCTGCAAGTTGCCACTGAAGCCAAAAAACAGGCCGAAAACCTGAAGGTCCAAGTGGAGCAGGAGCTAAACACTGGCCGTCAAAACCTCGTGAAAGCGTTTTCTGCTTTCGAGAGCATGATGTTCCAACCGCAAGTCAGTCAGCCTGACCCGGCACTTCGCCAGACCAACCCGACCCAATACCTCATGCAAATGGAGGCTTGGAGGGAAGATCAGGTGGAGCTTCAAGCGAAGCGCGCCAAGGTCCAACAGGCTGTTAAGTTGTTTCAAGAGCAAGAAGCGCAGCAGCAAGAGCAGATGCGAGTCCAAACGGCTCATAAGCTGGTCGAAGCTATGCCCGCCTTGCGCGACCCGGTAAAAGGCCCAGAATTGCAGAAGCTGATGCGGGAAGGCGCTACCGCCTACGGTATCAACGACGCAGAGCTGGCCGGATTCTTGGATCACCGGGTTTATCTCGCGCTTGCCGATCTGGGTGCCTACCATCGCCTCAAGGCGAAAGGGCAGTCAGCTCCAGTCAAGCCGAATAAAGCAACAACTGTCATGCGCCCCGGAGCAACTCGTGCTGTCGCAGCAGCCACCGCGTCAGCGAGGCAGCAGAAGGCCGCTCTGGAAACCGCGCGCAAGACTGGCAGGGTCGAAGACATCGCCGCCACGCTTCTTGTGCGCAAACCGAAAAGGTGATGAAACATGGGCGTTGATGCACAAACTATTGAAACGTATGACAACACTGTCATTCGTGAAGACCTCGAACAGCAGTACACGATGATCTCCCCCGAGGAGACTCCGTTCCAGACTGCTATCGGCGTTGGTCCGAAAGCCACTGCCACCTACCACGAGTGGACTGTCGTCGAACTGGCGAACCCCTCGACCTCGAACCGCGTCATCGAAGGCGAAGACACGCCTGCTGAAGACGACGGCACCCTCGGCAAGCGTTTCGGTAACTACACCCAGATCAGCGACAAAGTTGTCTCGGTGTCGAACACCTCGGAAGCTGTTGATGCAGCCGCCGAAAACGTGCAGCGCCTTGCAGCTCAGATCACTCTGAAGCTGAAAGAAATGAAGCGTGACATGGAATCCATGCTCCTTCAGAACGTCGCTGCTGCTGCTGGCTCGTCGGGTACTGCTCGTGTGGCCGCTGGTCTGCCTGCTTGGCTGCGCACGAACATCGTTCTGGGTTCGGGCGGCGCTGCTCCTACGTTGTCCGGCACGACTGCTGGTCATCCCAACGCTACCCTGACTCCGGGTACGGCTGTTGCGCTGACTGAAGCCAACCTGAACAACGTGATCGAAGACTGCTGGATCGAAGGCGCTACGCCGTCGATCATCATGGTCAACGCGAACAACAAGCGCGTGATTTCGCAGTCCTTCACGGGCAACTCGACCCGCTACAAGGACGCTATCGACAAGCGTCTGACTGCGGCCATCGACGTTTATGACTCGGATTTTGGCGAGCTGACTGTGGTTCCGAACCGCTTCCAGCAGACCACCGCGTCGAACAACTTCTCGGTCTACGTCCTTGACCCGGAATACGCGGAACTGTGCTTCCTCGAAACCCCGCGTCAGACCGAACTGGCCCAGACTGGCCACGCCAAGCGCCGCATGGTTCACTGCGAATACACCCTGAAGGTCTCCAACGAGAAGGCCCACGGTGCCGTCCACGCGACCACTGGTAACGCTCCGGCCTAACCAACCAACTGAGGCGGCGGGCAACTGCCGCCTCTCCACCCAAGAACGAGGGACAACATGTCTGACGAACCGATTGCCGAAGTTGTCGTAGATGCTGCTGACGACTTGCCGAAGCGTAAGACCAAGAAAGACGAGGCTCCTGCCTTGACCAAATACATGGTCATCGGCGGCCCTATTGCCCCGAATGGTGGTGGCCGCTCCGCGCTTATTCAACCCGGCTCTATCGTTGAGCTGACGACTGACCAAGCCAAGCACTACAACAATCTTGGCTACCTGAAGCCCTACATCGGGGACTAAAACATGAGCCTGCCCGTTCAGCCCATTGTCGAGCGCCTGTATCTGGACTCAGACGGCAAGTCGTTCCACATCATCAAACAGCAGAACGTGCAGGTTATCCTCGACGCTGCCAAAGACGCAGCGGACACGCTCAAACCGAACACTGGCCCGGTCGGCAGCAAATACCTCGGCACTGTGCCTGTTCTGATTGCCCAGCAGTGGGCGAAAGAATGTGGTGCTGCTGTGGGGTCGCGCGAGTGGGCAAAGTATGCTAAAACGAAGCTGAAAGACGGCACTTGGGCGCGTCTGAGGGTGCATCAGAAATGAACTACTCACAGTTCAAGGCTTATTTGGCTCGCTTTGTCTGGCGCAACGGCGACACAGTGTTCGAGGCTGACTTGGACAACATGATCGACATGGCCCATGCGCGACTGAACCGCGATCTGCGGATTCAGCGCATGGTTGTGACTGCCGAGGCTCCGCTGACTGCTGACACGCTGGTCCTGCCTTCTGACTACAACGAAATGCGGACAATCACGTCGGACAGTCCGCCTGCTCCGATGCAGTATGTCAGCCCCTACGAGCGCGAGCGGATCAAGTTGGCAAACGCCTCGACGTTCCAGCCGATCTACACCATCGCAGGCAACGCCATCTTCTTCGTCGGACCAATGGCTTCGACTGACAATCCTCCGCGCACTGTGACGATGACTTACTACGCCAAAGTCCCTGACTTTGCCGCGACCAACTCGTCATGGCTCGCAGACGAGTATCTCGACCTCTACACCTATGCTGTTCTGCGCCACACTCCTGCCTATTTGAAGGACGACGAGCGCGTGGTATTGTGGAAGAACGAATACGACGAGACCTTGCAGTCCGTCAAAGATGCTGAAGCCGGACGGCGATACGCGGGCAGCCCGCTCCGTCCCATGATGCCGGGAGTTGTCGCATGAGCCTGTCAAACACTTTTGAAACGCGCACTTTGCAGTGGTTGTTCACCACTACGGCAGTCACGCGCCCGACGACGTGGTTTCTTGCCTTGTTTACTGTCGCTCCCGGCGAAGGCGGCGGCGGTACTGAGTGCAGCGGCACGTCCTACGCCAGACAGTCCTTCACGTTTACTGTGTCCGGCGACACCGCCACCAACGCCGCCAACGTCGAATTTCCTGTCGCTGGTTCGTCTTGGGGAACGCTCGTCGCAGTCGGTGTCTTTGACGCTATAAGCGGCGGCAACTTGATTGCCTACGGCAACCTGACCACATCCAAAGCTATCGACACTGGCGACGTGTTCCGCGTCCCGGCGGGCGATCTGGACATCACCCTGAACTGATAAGGCCACCCCATGACCGTATACCGCACAGGCTACGGCACTGGGGCTTACAGCGCCTACGCTTATGGATTAGACGGCAGCATCGTTGATGCTGCCTCTGCCATTTCAGCCGCTACCACCACAACAGCAGCAGGACAGCGGGTTAAAAACGGGGTCTCTGCGCTGGCAATTGTCAGCACGACGACAACCTCTGCTGTTCGCGTCAGACAATCAGCCTCTGCAATCTCGGCTGCGATCAGCCTGACTGCTGCTTGCGTTGCGGTCAAAGCAGGCGTTGCGTCGCTGTCGATCAGCACTGCGCTGACTGCGGCAGGCCAGCGTATCCAGCTATCGCCTGCCGCTATTTCTGTTGCCGCAAGCCTGACTGCTGACGCTACCGCAGTGCGCCAAAGCGGCAGCCTGATTGCCGTAGAAACCGCTGTCGCAGCTACAGCGACTGCCATTTATCTGGACAGCGCGCAGATCACGCTAACCAGCGCGCTGACTGCCGTAGGCAATCGCGTTCATCTGACTAGTGCAACGATCCCCATTTCGTGTATAGTCAGCGCCAACGGACGCTTGCTGTGGGAACCAGAAGCTCCTGACATTGAGACTTGGACTCCAGAAAGCCCGGACACAGAGGCATGGACTCCAGTCAGCTCAACGTCAGAGTCATGGGGCGCGCAGTCTGCGCAAAGTTCAACATGGACACCAATTGCGCCTGATGTAGAATCGTGGGCGGCAGAGTAGGGAGCCTGACTTATGGCAGATACCACAACTACCAACTATGGCTTGGTAAAGCCAGAAGTCGGCGCAAGCTCGGATACTTGGGGAACCAAGCTGAACAGCGACCTTGATGCCGTTGACGCCCTTCTTGGCGGCACTGGCGCGCAAAAAGCCAAGCCGAACCTCGAAGGCGGGCTGTGGAAGATTGACGGGACGGCGGTAACACCCACTGCTGCTGAGCTAAACCAGCTTGACACCAACACCTTCACGGCTGACATCACCATCCCCGACAAGATCATCCACGCTGGCGACACCAACACCGCCATTCGTTTCCCTGCGGCTGATACCGTGACGGTGGAGACGGCTGGGACTGAGCGTATGCGCATCGACGCATCAGGCAACCTCGGGTTGGGGGTTACGCCGAGTGCTTGGAGTGTCATTGGCCCGGCATTGACAGTTGGTAACGCCTCTGTCGCTAGCTACAGTTCTGGCACAGCGCATTTTTCTTATCTCTACAACAATGCGTACTACAATGGCTCTAATGACATTTACAGATCAACAGGGCCAGCCGCACTCTTTCAATTGAATGAAAACTCTTTCAGATGGTTCACCGCCCCCTCCGGCACCGCAGGCAACGCGATCACCTTCACGCAGGCTATGACGCTGGATGCGGCTGGTGATCTAGGGATCGGGACAACTTCCCCTGCGGTGAAGCTACACGTCAGCATTACCACGGACGATGAAGTGGCAAGGTTTGAGGGAACAGGCAATCCCTACATTTCTCTGTATGACAGCGGTGTGCGGTCAGGCTACTGGGTTTCAACCCCTAACGCGGTTGAGCTTGGCGCTGAAGCAAGCAAGGCTATGGCCTTCGTAGTAAACGGCGGAGAACGCGTTCGCATTGGCACCGCAGGCCAACTCGGCATTGGCGGGGCAAACTACGGCACGTCTGGCCAAGTCCTGACTTCTGGCGGCTCTGGCGCGGCTCCGAGTTGGGCTACGGTCAACACTAATTCATACACCCTCCTCGGCACCATCACGACCACAAGTGGCGCAAGCCAGACACTTTCCGGTCTCAGTCTTGGGGCATATAGTTTTCTGGTCCTCTCAGTGCAAAACGTCTCTGTCGTCAATACCGGGCGGATAGAGCTAAACGGCATCAGAGTCACCAATGACGTTGCCACGACCAGTGGTCTGAGCGGCATTATTCAGATAGATTTGGCTACTGGGGTAGGAATAGCCATGACGGGATCGATGTTAGTAACTGGCACACCGCCCCTTTCCTCGAGCACGGTAGGCTCGTACACTTGTCGAAGCACAATAACTACCGCCACAACAAGCCTTACGGTGGTTAGTGGCAACACTTTTGACAGCGGCTCTATTCGCGTCTATGGGGTAAAATAATATGACTGACTATTTCGAAGTCATCACTGACGCTAACACAGGCCAACAGACCATTCGACCCTACACTGCGGAAGAAATTGCCGCTGCTGTAGAAAGCACGTCAAACTCTGTTAGGTCGATCAGGAACTCACTCTTAGCAGAGAGTGATTGGACGCAAGTTGCTGATGCCACCGCCGATAAGGTCGCATGGGCCGCGTATCGCCAAGCCCTGCGCGACATCACAACGCAAGCAAGCTTCCCACATTCGGTGAATTGGCCGACAAAGCCGGAGTAAACCATGACCACCGAAATGCTCTGGAGCCTCGGCCTTAGCGCAGCACTCGGCCTCATTGGCTGGGTGCTGCAAACCAACGTCGAAGAGTTGAAGCGGCTGCAAATCCTGCTGAACAGGACGCGGGAAGAAGTAGCCCGTGACTACGTTACGCGGGCCGACATGCACACCGACATGAACCGGGTCATCTCGCGGCTGGATAACTTGGACAAGAAGATCGACGAACTGATGCGGAGCCTCGCCAAATGAGACTAGCACTCGTCCTCTTGGTCGCTGGCTGCGGCCCTGTTACTGTATCGTCCGTGGCCTACACGACGGCCTGCCCGAAAGGTGACCGCCAGTGC